TCGGACCAAGTAAGAACTACGGTAAAAAATCTTGAAGGTGATTTTCCTAAACCAAGTTCTCATGCTCCAGATCGAGGCGTAATTCAATACTATTATCATCTAGATGCCGACGGCTGGTGGAGACCTAGATATAAAGAAAGCACAAGAGGTGTTAATACCTACAGCGATGTAAAACCCTTTCAAGGAACTTTACAAGCCACGGGCGAATTTGCCTATGCAGGTACCTTTGAAATTGATGCGCCAAGAAACAACAGTTGGGAAGCAACAATAGTATTAGACGATTATACTAGAGACACACGAAACTCTAGCGAACAAGGTCGTATGATAATTACAATTACCCCACCGAGCAATGCTCCTAGTGATACTGCTGATAAAAGTTTTTCAGGCGAAAATCAATATGTAGAAGAATGGGAATGTGTAGACACACTGCCTTTTGAATTGTCCTTTACCACAAACGCTCAAAGGTCATACAATGACGGTAAACGTACTAGAACAGCCGATTGGAATGACGAACAGTTTGAATATCCTAACAACATATATGTAAAAGCAGGCAGCACTATTAGTATAGAATACAGTACACAAGAAGCTACTCAAAATTACAACGATGACTGGTGGACAGCTTCTAACGGAACAGTACCAAACGAAGATTACACTTACCTCCAAGTACCAGATTATGCTGGTGCGTGGGAAACTGGCCGCTCATGGGCGTCCCTGGATTTTAACGACGAACTTAACTTTAACATTATTTTTGAGCCTGACTGGGATCCGATTGACGTTGGCCAATTAAAATTTTATCATAAACCGCTTGAAAATCCTGCTCAGTCAACAGCGGAAATTAGAATCAAAGATACCAACGGTCAAACAAATCCAGAGCCGTTTGTTGGTTTTTACGGAAACTTTACTTATGCTTCTGGTCTTAATAGAATCACAGACACACACCTCTATTTTACTCCGAGCAGACTACCATTTGATATTGTCAGTTTAGAAAATAGAATAGTGGATAATTTAGGTGCTATTGATGATACTCCGTTTGGCATGGAATACGGTATTCAGAGAATCATGCACGGCGCAAACAATTTTCCTGTAGACATAGGCACATTTGCATTTGGCGCCCACGGAGAAGTTTATGCTCCAGATCCTAAGCATTTTTGGAGTGCGGGAACAGTAAGTTGGGCATTATATATGTCAGGCGCAAGATCTTTAAGAGGACAAAGTGCTCTAGACTATGCTATGTACGGATATGAAGTAGACTGGAGAGACTGGAACAATGTAAGAAAGAATGACATTGCAGTGTTTAAATTTAAAGGAGCCAGTGGAGGCCACGTAGGATTTGTTAGAGACATAGATCTAACCACAAACAAAATAAAAATAGCCGGCGGAAACCAAGGTAATAAATTCAAAGAAACAGAATATCTAGTTGATAGTGTTGATATGTATCTATTAACTATTAGGCGTAATTGGCCAGATCCGGGCAGCAGTTACAACTTACCAGGGCTAGCATAAGGGGGTTAAATACAGTATGAGCACATTAGAAAAAAATTTATATAAACGTACTAACGTAACTAGTGTAAAAGCAGAAAAGCCTATCACTTCTCGTACCTATAGAGGAACTAGCACTGTAAATCAAAACAACTCTGGTTTTGCACTTTATGATCTTGCGTTAATTAAACAAGATTTAATTAATCATTTTCATATAAGACAAGGTGAAAAATTAGAAAATCCTGAATTCGGCACAATTATTTGGGACGTACTATTTGAGCCGTTAACTGATAACCTAAAACAGGCTATCGCAAAAAACGTTACAACTATTATTAACTATGATCCAAGAATTCAAGTAAATTCGGTAACTGTAGATGCATTTGAAACAGGCATACAAATAGAATGCGATTTGTTTTATTTGCCCTACAATATAAGTGAAAGTTTACAATTTAGATTTGATCAAGCAAACGGGCTTATATCCTAGCTCTTTATAATATACGCATATTTAAAAAAAAATAAATATGTATAAGAGGAAATAAAATGTCAGCAACTGATAGACAAAATAGATTATTACTAGCTGAAGACTGGAAAAAAGTCTATCAGTCTTTTAGAAATGCGGATTTTCAAAGCTACGACTTTGATAATTTACGCAGAACTATGATCAATTATCTTCGTCAAAATTATCCAGAAGATTTTAACGATTATATTGAATCATCAGAGTACCTAGCACTAATTGATCTTATTGCATTCCTCGGCCAAAATTTAAGTTTTAGAATTGATCTCAATGCAAGAGATAACTTCCTTGAACTAGCAGAACGTAGAGAAAGTGTTTTGCGTCTTGCAAGACTGTTATCGTATAATCCAAAACGAAATATTGCAGCAAACGGATTATTAAAAGTTACAAGTATAAAGACTACAGAAAATGTAGTTGATTCTAATGGTTTACAATTAGCAGGACAAGCCATTGTTTGGAATGATCCTACAAATACAAACTGGTACGAACAGTTTATAAAAATATTCAATGCAGCACAGCCAGTAAACAACGTGTTTGGCAAACCTATAAAAAGCGAACGTGTTAATAATATACCAAGCGAGCAATACAAATTTAATGCAGTTAACACTGACATCCCCAAATATAGTTTTAGAAAAACCATACAAGGCAACGGGCATCCATTTGAAATAGTTTCTGCAGATATAGAAAACGGAAACATAGTAGAAGATTTGCCTGTTATAGGTAACAACTTTGGCATCATATATAGAAATGACGGTGCCGGTCCGAGCAGTGTAAACACAGGATTTTTTGTTCATCTTAGACAGGGCGTATTAGACTCAGGAGAGTTTAGAATTGATTCGCCAGTAGCTAACCAAGTTATTAGTGTTGATGCACAAAATATTAATAATTCTGATGTTTGGTTATTTGGTTTGGATAATCGTGGTAGAGAAACAGACTATTGGACAAAAGTAGATGCAGTTGAAGGCAATAATATTATTTACAACAGCGTTAATAAAAATATACGCAATGTTTACTCGGTTTTAACTAGAGTAGACGACCGAATTAACTTAATTTTTTCAGACGGTGTTTTTGGTGATTTACCTAAAGGTCGATTTAGAGTTTATTATAGAACTAGTGCTAATCGACAAATGGCTATTAGACCGCAGGATATGCTAGGAATAACTATTCAAATTCCTTATCTGAGCAGAAACAATACACGCGAAACTGTATCAATGACGTTTGAATTAGGATATACAATTAGTAATGCTAGTCCTACAGAAACAAGCGAAAGTATAAAACAAAATGCGCCAGCTACATATTATACACAAAACAGATTAATTACCGCTGAGGACTATAATGTAGGACCTCTTGCAGTTAGCCAAGAAATAGTAAAAACAAAGGCAGTTAACCGCATAGCCAGCGGCATTAGTAGATACTATGATTTATTAGATGCTACCGGAAAATATTCTACAACAAATCTTTTCGGAGCTGACGGAATAGTTTACAAAGAATTTTATGATTCAACAGATCAGTTTACTTTTACCACACAAACTGATATTGAAGGAGCTATTGTAAACACCGTAGAGCCTATACTTAAGAATAGAAAAACGTTAAACTACTATTACGACAAATTCCCTGATATACTAGTAACAGATTTAGGAGCATCGTTCGAACAATCAACTGCTGAAACTAATAGAAGCACTGGTGTGTTAAAAGACATTGACGGAACTAATCTTAGTGTTGGTACATTTACAGCCAATAGTTTAAAATATGTTGAAAACGGAACCTTGTGCAAATTTGTTGCCCCAGAAGGCAAACATTTTATGGCTGACGGCACATTAATGGATGGCGAACCAGACCACATAGGGTCAAAAAATTATGTATGGACAAAAGTTGTAGGCGTAGTAGGCAACGGAACAGAAATTAATTCGTTGACAAACCAAGGTCCTATTGTCTTTAATGATATTATACCTACCGGAGCAATATTAACACAAATTGTTCCTAAATTAGCAAACAGTTTATTAGATAGTGTAAAAACACAAATAATAGACCAAGCATTTAGTTATAATGCTTTTGGTTTGCGTTATGATGTAGTTACAAGAAATTGGAGATTAATTACAGAATCTAATTTAAATGTTTCGTCTCCATTTTCAACAGGTAAGACTAGCGATATCAGTAACCAGCAACTAGATGCAAGTTGGTTATTATTATTCCAAACAGACGGAGAAAAATATACCATAACCAGCAGAGGTTTAAGATATATATTTGAAAGCGATCAAGAATTAAAATTCTTTTTTGATGGCAAGAGCAGAATATACAATAATAAAACTGGAAAAATAATTAAAGATAAAATTACAGTTTTAAACATCAACACAAAACCAGATAGCGTAAGTCCATTTACAATTCCGTTTAACTGGG